GGGTCAGGTAAACGATCCAGCACCTTATCGGTAGGTAGATGTTTTATGTTATCGGTTGCTTCTTCTTGAATTTTTTTAAGAAAGCGGTTCTCTTTGTCTTCCGCCACCTTGTTATTTTTATCCGCCTCTATTGATAAATCTTTTTCTTCGAGGGCAAATTTACGTTTCGGTATCTCCATCTTCTTTTTTCTGCAGGTCCTGTATTTCCTGTTCCATTATGTTATAGGCCTTGAATTCACCAACTGATTTATTATACATATCCCAGCTGTGAATGCCATTGGCGATAACTGTTTTTAACTGTTCCTTGCGCTCCCTAATCCTTTTTAAAATCAGGTAAACAGCGGTTTCGTCTTTCATTCGTGCGCATTATACACGAAATTTCAAATTTTATCAAGCCTGTTCTTTCTTTTCTGGTTTAGATTGTCTCGTTCCACCTACATACAGTCCAAACCACGCTGCTCCGGCGCCCACAATGACGGAAACAAAGGCAGACTGTGCGTTTGTTGGGTCAGGTAGCGCCATGAACCATTCTGTAGTCCTGTAAAAAGAAAACCCGTAAAGTGTAATCAATAGACGCGGAAATATTCTCCACGCTGTTAATCTTTGTGGTGTGATCATTTTTTCTTAAATAATCCCTTAACACCGGGAGCCATTCTCACGCCCATGCTGACACTGCAGCTTAAATATAAGAGATGCTTATAATAATCCGGTAATTTATGGAGTGCCTCAAAGCCCCGTTCAACGTGCTCCGTCATTCCGGGGATGAAGACCAAAATTGCTGGAATCATCAGGGCAAGCAAAACGAATTCGTCTTTCCAGCTTCCCTTCATTTGGTCAACGGCTGACGCTTCCCACGATACTTCGCCGGCTATCTGCTGCTGCTTCAATTTAGTATTGGCTTTTATTTCCGTTAACTTGTTCTCGGCCTTCGCCTTCTTGGTTTCTATGAAACCGGAAACCGCCTGTCCGGCGACGCCCAGTAATGGTTTAATTAATAACTGTAACATTCTATTCTCCTACTAAACTGACTATACCACCTCTTGCAATATTTGCATAGCGTGGTTTTGTTACACCGGAGCCGAAACTCGTAATTAATCGCCTTAATCCTTTAGGGTCGAATACTCCTTGTCTCATTGCTCCAGAAAAAATTCCTTTATTTAATGCTTCCGATACATCAGCGGAATAGGGATCTGTCATTTCTCCAAAAAATCCTGACTGCTCCATTCCCCTTTGGGGTAATCCAGCTTGTAAAAATCTTAATTTATCAAATGTCTCCTGTCGTGGATCGTAATAATCAGTTCTTTCTTCATATCCACCTTCTCCCCCTGGCGCAGTATAGTCACGCCAAAAATCATCTTCCATTCCGTGGATATCTTCATAACTAAGACCATGAACAAAATCTTGAAGTGCGGGCATATCTTCAGGAAGTATTTGTTGATTTGGTCCTACCAAACCTTCATCTTGCATTTGATTATGAATATTTTGACCTAAACTTGTGAAAATAGGTTTTCCTTCGGAATCAAGAACAGGATTTCCACTTGAATCAGTTACAATGAATGATCCTAATGTATGTGTATCCATTCCTATTAAATTGTCTGGATTGGCAGGATTAAAATCCCAACTCTTGCCATACTTAGTTGGTGTACCATCTGGATTTGTAAGTGATCCATGTGTTAATGACAAATCTTGCATGACATCTAACATGTCATATGTAGTTCCACCTTCTTCCCCTAAACCTGGATATACAGGAACAAATTCCTGTTCTCCATGTAAAGCACCACCTATATTAGAAGTAGTATTATCATCAATGGTTGGAATAGTATTTACAACTAAAGGTGGTTGATTCGCGCCGCCAGTTCCTGGTGGTCCAAAATTAGGTGTTCCTGTTGAAACAGGTGTAGTTACTTGAGGGGGAGGTGGTTGATTATTGCCACCAGTTCCTGGTGGTCCAAAATTAGGTGTTCCTGTACTTACTGGAGGAGTTGTGGGTGTACTAATGGTCCAAGGTACCCCATAATCTAGATGAGGATTGGGCATAATTACCTATACTGATTATATGTGTTGCCCCAACGTCCTTGAGGTTTTATAGGAGTGTCCGTATACATTCCTGTCCTAGGGTCAATATGTGCTTTTAATTTGTCCTGAAGGGCTTGTTCCTCATCACTCATTCCTTCACCAAATCCTATTGATATTAAGGGTAAAGGATTCACAGTGTTGTCACGTGGTCTATAAATATGCTGTGCATGAAATGGTCTTTCTGGTGTCTTATCAACCAATTCCTCTCCGTAAGTCATATCCGTTAAAGGTGATTCATACATTCCACCAAAAGGATCAACGGGTGGAGAATATGGCGCTAGCTGTCTTTCGTCAGGATATTCATAATCTTCCGGGAAAAAAGGAAAAGAAGGTTTTTCTTTTATTTTTGGTTCACCATATAAATCATTGGAAGTGTCTTCCCACAGTTCACCTGTGGTGTAGTAGTCATCCTTATTGGCTATATCGTCTTCAATAGACCCTCCCCCTAAATCAGCCGTAATATCCATATCTGGAATTGGTCCACCTGCTGCTCCTGTAGTTTGACCTGGACCTGCATATTCAGATCCTTCTCCATATCCAAGAAGATCTCTCATAATCTTCACACCAGGAACATATTTTCCTGTTCTTCCTTGTCCTTTATAGACGTCTCCAGTATATCTAGAACCTTCGCCTACGCCAGTATATTTACCTGGTGCATAGTCTTCAAATCCTGTTACCGCAGCAAGTCTATCTGAAGTTTGTTTGTTTCTCCAAGCTGTTTCAGCTATATCTCTGTATTCCTGTGCCTTTTCATTGTCCTGTGCCATAGAGGCAAGATTTATATATTTATCGTAAAAGGCTTGATCTGAATCTTCATATCCTGGATCGCCTTTTTTTAATCCAGCGCCAGTCATCATGGCTCTTTTATCTTTTTCCCATTCTTTGTGACCTGCAACTCTTCCTAATTCATCTTGATAAGATTGGTGTAATCGTGAGCCACGCATAGCACCGGAAACTAAATCTCCTACTCCTTTCATCATCCGCGCGATAGGGGGAACAAATTTACTGCCTCTTGCTTTGACAGTATCCCAAATTCCTCCTCCCACTTGAGGACGCGCCGCAAAGCGATTTTTACCAATTTGAGCTCGTGTTGGAACTGGCCCTCCTGCTGGCCCAAAACTTCTTCCTGTTCTTCGACCTAATCGTTGTTGAGCTCTGCTAGGGCCACGAGGTCTTGAGATACCTGTTCCTCTGTACGCTGTATCATCAGTCATACGCTGTCTAGCTTTATTCCAATCTATTGCCATTTTAACATTCTCCTGTTGCTCAGCCCTATACGCCTGGTATAATTACGGCTTTAAGCACAATCAATACAACAATTGCTACTATGCCGGCCTTTATCCAGTCACGCATTCCCCAATCATTCCATTCCTTCAAGTGTGCCCAAATATCTTTCAGTAATTTCATATTTACCTCCTGTATTTAGTGAATCGTAGGCTTCTCATGTTGATCAACCTGTAAATAAATTTCGTCGACCATTATAAACGAATCCAGCATAACTTCAAACACTTTCTGTGCCTCTTTGGCCCCAAGTGCGTGTATGTACAGATTTCGCGTAACAGCCATTAAACCAGCTGCAACAATAAGTTGATCTTCTGGTTTTCCTTTAATCTCTTCTACTACTAGCTTTTCAGCTTTTTGCATAACTTCGGTTATCTTACTTAGTTTTTGATTTTCCATTTGCTTTCCTAGACGCAGATCTCTCCCTCATTCCGGCTATTTTTTCATTGCTTCTGTTTTTAGCGGCATCTCGTAATGACGCCACATCTTCCTTTATTTCAGCGGTCGTGTCTTTTTGACCTTCTTTCATAAGACCAAAAGATTCTTTAACTATGCCTAATTCATTCGTACTCTGCATCTTTTCTCTTTCCAAGTCAAGCTTTTCTGCATCAACGGCTGTTTCCATAAGCATCTTGGTTTGATCATGCTCTCCTTTTTGTTGCAGTTCAGCAGCTTTAAGATCAATTTCTTGTTGTTTAAGTTTAATCAGTGGATCCTTATCTTCTAATCCGCTTCGTTGTTGTTCTTCAGCAGCCATGTTTTTAATCAATTTCGCTTCCAAATCAGAAATTGCAGATTCTTTTTGAGTCACAAACTGCTGTTGCATTTGCTGTATTTGTTGTTGAATCTGTGGATTCTGCGCTGCTTGCTGTTGCATTTGTTGAATCTGTTGTTGTAATTGCTGGGTTTGCTGTTGCATTTGCTGTTCAACCTGTTCCGCTGCCATAATTGCAATATGCTGCAATATATGCGCTTCCATCATTGCGTAAACCTGTACATTAATTTGAACCGGTCTTGTAAACATGAATTCAGCGTGCGCCTCTATGTGCGCCTTGTGGTTTTGTTGTGGAAATGCTTTTGGATCTGTTCCACGCATTGCCTCTGAATTTTCAGTGGCAGGGCTTTTGGGTGGTGGATTTCCTGGATCCGGTTTTAGTAACGCGTCAATGTTATCAACATCCAACGCTTGGTAAACTCTTCTGTATGCTTCACGTAAATTATGTAACGCTGGGTTAGCCGTCGCCATTTGCAACTGCTGCTGTGCCAGCATGACACGCTGTGACATGGAGAATATGTTTGGATTGGATACGGGTAAAATGTCAACACGGTCATCAAAATCCGCTTGCTTAATCATTCTGTTTCCACCCTTAACCATGTATGGATATTCTGGCGGAAGGAACATTTTAATACAACGCGCAAGTAAATTAAATTCAACACCTTGCGCATAATGCAATCTTTTATGGATTGCGCTCATAACTTTTGTTCCACGCTCTAATAGCGCTAGTGTAGTACCAACTGGGTTCTGTTCATTTCCTTCACCCATCTTCATGTCCGCAATCGCCGCGAATGACTTGCCCGCGTCAACACAGAATCCCAATAAGGCAAACAGAACCTGTGATGGTTCCTTGTATGGAAGTGGCAACAGTGATTCCCTAATTGACGTTCCTGTTACGTCAACATCCCTAAATTCACCCGGTTGCAACGGTTCGTCATGGTCACGTATGCGCATGCCACGTGCCTTGAAACCTGCTGGAAGATTGGCAAGAGTACCTGCATCAATTAACTGCCGCAAAACACTTGTTGCAGTTCTTGACAATCCGCCAAGCATGTGTATTAGGCCAA